TCAGCGCGTCTCTAGCCGCGTCATACTGCCGTTCGCAGGCCACGCCTCAAGCATCAATCGGCTGTCAGCGGCGTGGCCCGCAGCTTTTCCCGCCATGTCTTCAAAAGCGCCTGCGCACTGATCGAATAGTCCGTTGACGGTTGCGGCGTACTCACGGACGGAGGCACAGGAAGCGCTGGGCAACTGCACTGTGGTTGCGGCGAGTTGTGCGCGCAGGCCGTCACGCTCAGTGCGAGCAGCAGCAGCATTGGCAGCTTCACGTTTTGCCCGATCTTGGGCAGCTTTGATGGCGTCATCTTTCGTCCTTTGCATTTTGATTGTGTCGTCCAACGCTTTTTGATTCGCGCTGGCAAGGGCTGTGGCGTGCTGGGCTGCGGTGTCTGAAATCTGCTTGCCATACCTCCAGCCCTGAACCTGCCAAGCCCCGCCGAAAGCGAGCGCACCGGCCACGGCTGCGGCGATCGCGTGTGTGTAGAGGGGGATCATTCCCACCACCTCCACCAGTTGAGCCACATGGCCAGGATGATCGGATTCATGGCGTCGGCCCTTTCGCCACGGACTCGCCACAGCGTGCCAGCGGCACATTGCCCAGGCGGTTGTCTGCCCAGCCCACGATGAACATGGGCTTGTTCTGGCGCATGTAGTGCGCGCCCTGCTGCACGTCCATCAGCTTCAACGTCAGCTCACAAGCCTTCACGCGCCCGCGCTTTCGCTCCAGCGCCTGGTACGCGGCCAGGGTCTGGAAGCCAATGTTTCCATCCACCGTCACAAGTGGGAAGTCGGCTCCCCCACGGCTCAGTTGGTTGAGCGCCTGCTGGAGCCAGCGCGCCGATCGTCCAGGCCCGGCATTCACCCCGGCGTCCACCAGCTTCTCACCCAGGGCCGGGGATAGAAGGATCACGCTGTGAAAGCCAGGGCGCTCAATGTAGTCCTGCGTGTAGATACGCTGCGCGGTTGCCTTGGGCAGTTCACGCATGGGGCCTTGGTAGCCGTGCTCGCGCGCCACTGCCACGGTGACGCCGTGGTTTGTTTCGCCGCCGGGGTCTGCCTGGTTGTTGACGTAGCCCCCCTCCACCGCAAACACGCCTGCCACGATGGCAAGGACGGCCGCGCCCGCAGAGGCCCACACTTTGCCGGGCACCTGGGGGGAGGTCATTCGTCCATCTCCAGGCCACCAATACCAGTATCAGAGTGCATGCCCCTGCGCAATAGTGCCATGCGGGCCTGATGCTCGACTTTGGCCCGCCGATTGGCGTGGAGCTTGAAGTAGATGTTGACTGAGAGGCCAATGACCCCGATCAGCACGCCGACAAGCCCGAAGAACTCGTTTGAGAGGAACCACCCTAAGCCCGTCACCCCCGCGCCGATATAGGTGGTTTTACTTCCAGCGGCGGCGATGGTTATATCAACGGCTTCATTTCTCATGGCGTATCATTGTTTTTTGCGGGCGAAAAAAACCCGCTAGGAGCGGGCTGGTGAATGACGATCAAATGCTTCGCGCTGCTGCATCTGGGCTGGGTGTCTGGATGTATTGGCTAATAATCCAGAAGGCCAAGGCCTATTTGAGCGCCCGCAGGAACGAAACCGGGCGCTGCTTTGAGCAGCGAGTTGCGTACCGCCTGGGCAGCTTGTGGGCGCGCTGTCATCGCGCCGCGAAGCAGGCCTTGCATCGGTGATGTGTAAATCCCCGCCCCTGCCAACAACCCAGCAGGGATAGCCGGATTGAGCGCACCAAGGCCGAGGCCCCCAGCACCAAGCATCAAGCGATCTGCCGTAGCGCTGTTTGGCACCTTGTTTCCGAGTACGGATTGCCCGGCGCCTGCCAAATCCTGCATAAGTGCCGTGCCCCTGGCTGTGGCCCTGTCGCGGACACTTTGATCCGCTTGACGCACAGCCGATCCTAGTTGCCCTGGCGTGAAAAACCCCCCTGTCTGCATCGCGTTCTTGGACGCGCCTTCCACACGCACCAGATTGGCATAAGCGGTATCTGCCGCCTTCATCATTTTCGCTGCCTGCGGATTGGCGCGCAGGGCGTTTTGAGAAAGCGTAGCCCTCACTTCGGCCAGGGCGTCCCCCAGTTGCTGCTGGTAGGCATCCGGGGCGCCAGAGAATCGAGACGCCTCTTTTGCCAGTTTTGAATCAATGCGTTTGAACGCGTCAGCCTTGATCGTGCCGTTGGGTGAAATGTCGTTCGCCAGCGTGCCCCATAGCTTTTGAAACTGCCCGCGTGCGGTTTCATCGGGGAGCATGTCCGCCATTTGGCGAATTTTCTGCAGTTCGCCCACGCCTTGGCGGTCTAGCCGGAAATTCCCAAGCTGGTTTTTTGCCTGCGTGTAGGCGTCTCCCACCAGATCCCCGGCCTGCTGTACGCCTGCCTGTCCGGTTTCCGTGGCCTTTTTGCCGATTGGTGCGGTAACGCGGTTCAGCGCTGCCCGGTTGAAATCATCGCGTGCGTTGTTTCGCGCTTTTGAAATCATGTCACCCATTATGGGAAGGCTCTGTAGCTTTTCTTCTGCGGCATTCCAGCGGCCCCCCAGCGCCTGCCCAACAGTTGGGCGCACGCCCTCACGCTGCAGCAGTTGAAGTTCCGGTTTACGCGATGCCGCAGGGCTGATGACGCGGCCAAGCCCCGCCGTCAGCGCAGGCACCAGCGCACCACCCGCCGCGCCTATACCAATCTGCTGCATCTTGTTGCCTGCGAATCCTCCATCTTGCGTGACGGGGTTCAGTGCTGCAGACGATGCACCGCCCAAAGCACCGACGCCAATGCGCCCGAGCGTTGACGCTGCTGCTGGCAGCTTGGATGCCAGCGCGAGATTGGCAGGATTTAGCACGTTGCCACCAATTCGGCTCCAATCAATTCCGGCATCCGGCCCGCGCTGCGCCTGGTAGGCTTTTTCGCTTTCCCGCACCTGTTGATCGACCCCGCCCTCTGGCAAGCGCCCGACTAGGCCGGTGGTGTCTGCAAGCCAGTTGTTCAGGCGGTTGCCTGCGTTCACCACGCCACTGGGCAGCAGGTTTGTCAGAAGCTGCGCGCCACCGTCGATAGGGTCTCGCAGGCCCTTCACAAAGCCAGATTGCTTTGGGCCTTTGCCCACTGGCGCCGCATCGTCTGGCAGCATTTCATAGCGACCCTTCGTCGATTCATCCAACAGTTCATAGGCCATTTATTCTTCCTTCCACTGCATGCCGTTGGATCGCAGAATCTTCCCGGTCGTGGTGTCGCGCATGCGCTGGCCTTTGTTGGATGCGTTGGCAGTAGGCAGGGAGTCAAAGACATTGCCTTTGGGCTTGTCGCCCAATCCCCCGGTGGCGCCACCTTCACCGGTCGCGCGCTTCATGGAGCCTTCGACCACGCCGCGCAAGTCACTCAACGCTTGCTGAAATGCCTTGTCGCTTTGTGCCGTGTTCAAGCGGCCAATGGCTTCTGTGGCCTTCTTCCCTTCAACTTCCGTAATCTGCCCACCCCCCTTGAGCGATTCAAAAGCCTGTAGGAATGTCTTTCCCTTGAGTTGGTCGAGGGCTACGCTGAAATCCTTGGCGTCCGTGCCTGGAATGTAGTTGCGAGGGTCAATCACGCCAGACGCGCCGGTTGCCGTCTCGCGCCCAGGATGTTTGTCCAACATGTCAATCACGCCAAGCATGTCGCTGGCCGCAGCGGATTTGCTTTCGCGCTGCTGCGTTGGCACCACGTCTGCCTTGGCTTGATCAACCAGCCTGACCCGTGCCGCTTCATTTTCCGCGGCCTCCAACGCGCTAGGCCCCGCCGCATAGTTCCCGGACGGGGCAGCTTGCCCGCCGCCGATCCGCTGAATCTCGCGCATGAGCGCTGGGCGATCTGGGTGATTAGGTGGGAGGCGGGTCAGCTCTGCTTGAATGATGCGCAGTTGTTCAGGCGCAGCCGCGCCAGCAGACCCGCCTGCATACCCGCCGCCAGAATGCTGCGGCTGCTGCACCACAGCGCGCTCGTTCGTGAACTCTTCGCGCCCCGTGGCCGGGTTGTAAACCTTGATTGGCTTGAACGCCGCCTGCGCGCCCTGATAGCTGTTGTACGTGTCCAGCGCCCCCTGCGGCGAAGACACAACCGGCAAGCCATCTTGACCAATGCGTACCATGCTTGTCTTGCCGTCCTGCGACGTGGACAGGCTGGGCATGAAACCAGAGACGAGCTTGTTTTTGTCGTAGGCGTAGCCGTTCGTCACTTGCATGTCCGGCGTGCCGCGCTTGTAAAGCATGTCAGCAATTCCCTTGCCGCCATTTTTTATGTAGTCGGCAATGATGGCGTCCCGAGGTATCCCGAGCTGTCGCGCCCACTCGTCAATTTTTCCGCCTTGTGCGCCAACATCAGCGCCGCCAGCGGGGATTGCGCCAGCGCCTTGCACTGCGGGCGCCGATGTGCCGCCCACAGCCCCGGCGCCGCCAAAAAAGTATTGCTGCTCAGCGGCTTTTTGACGTGCTGCAGCTTCTGCCGCCGCGTCGGCCTGGCTCCATTCCTTGCGCTGGCGTCCCCTGGCTTCATCCTGCCATGCTCTGTCTAATTTGTTATTTGCTGCGGCGTCCTGGGATGCCATCAATCCCATCAGACCCGCCATGCCCTGCGACTTTGGCATTTGCCCCAATGCCAGCAGCCCCAAGCCCATGCGCCCCTCCGGGGTGTTGAAAATCGAGTCAAGTAGTCCGGCCATGTTCACCTCACGCGAAGCGGTTTGAGTTGTTCTGCTGCTCTATGCGCTGTCGTTCGATCTCTGCGGCCACCATTTCCTCAACCGTCTGACTGTCTGCTGTGGGGGTTGATGTGGCCTCGATAGCGCCATTGCGGAATGGGTTCTGCGCGTTCCAGTCGATCTGACCGTAGCTCTGACCTTGCGGTACACGAAAAATGCCTTGCTGCATGGGCATTCCGCCCTGTGAGGTGCCGCCCTGCTCGCCGATCAGTTGTGCGATCAACGCTTTAATGTCGCCGCCTTGGGCAGCCTGTCCGCTGCTCAAAAGCCCGCCCATTCCACCGCCGCCCACCGCGCCGTTTGCCCCTGCGGTCGATCCGCCGCGCTGGTAGCTGCTGCCCATCAGTTTGTTTGCAAATCCCATCAACCCGGGCGCCATCTGGTTGCGGAATGCATCAATGTCGCCAAAGGTGTTCTGGTAACTTGCCTGCTGCTGCTGGTTGAATGGGTTTTGCTGGTAGTAGCCCTGCAATCCCTGGCCGGTGCGCAGGTTCTCGCGCAGCCAGGGGGCAGCGTCTTTCCAAGGCTCTTTGGTGGCAGTTTGTGATTGTTCGCTATCTCCGCCTGCCAAAAGACCCAATCCGCCGCCAATCAAGGAAACCGCGCCTGCTGATAGTCCGAATGCCATGCTTATGCCTCTGTAATTTCTGCGGCCTTGTTGGCTGCGAGTTGTTGATTGGTGTCCCCGCCAAGAAGGTCGGACGCCTTCGATTCCGTGAGTAGTTCTACGAGCTTGTCTTGGTCAGTTTCTTCAGTAGCGAAGAAATTTGTCCACACGGAATCCTCAAGCGCCAGCGCCGCGTTTTTTGCACCCGCCTTGCATGTCAGCGTGTATGGCGCGGATATTTCGACTGTTCCATCGTCTGTGACAAGACGCAAGCGTCCAGCGGAGAGCACTACAAGGCTTTCTTGCTTGTGGACAGCCCCCGTCAATACCGTGCCCTTGGGTATCGTGATTTCGCGCGCGTAGATGCCAGGCGCAAAATGGTGGCGAATTGGGCAATCAACCTGCGGAACGCTGCGAAGCGCATCCTCCAGGCGGTTGACTTTTTCGCGTGTCGTTTCTTGAATCGCGCCCATCAATCACCCATGCTTCCATTGAACCCAGGTGACCAAAAATTGTTATTGGACGCACCTCCATTTCCAGACCCCCACCAATTCGCAAACTGGCTCCTCCCCAACTGCGCGCCGCCAATGGCGCCCATCAGCGGGTTACCTGGCATGTTCTGCGACCCTGTAGACGTGCCGTAGCCATTGCCGATTGAATTGGCGCCATTGCTGAACTGGCTCCAATAGTTCATCGGCGTGTTCTGCATGTTCGTCCCAGCATTCAGGCCGATTTGGTCGCCCTGCTGCAGTCGGTCGTAAATGCCAAGGCCGAAATTGGCACCCTGCAACTGCCAATTGTTGTTATCGTTGTAGATGTTGCGGTCCAGGTTGGCATAGCCGAGCTGGTTGTTTTTCAGGCCCAGGTCGTACTGCAATCCGGTGTTGTAGCCGTTGCCGTACAGGCTGGCTAGAGCAGACCCGATACCGTTGTTCAGATCGTTTGCCGAGTTTGCCTCTGCCACGCCCTGGCGCGAGCCGCCATATCCCCCGGTCGCCATGGCCTGCGAAGCAATCTGTGGCTGCACTTGGCGCTGCCAGTTGTTGGTCATCGTCCCGGCCATCTGTTCGCCCATCTGCTGCAGATAGGGGTTCATGCCGAACGTTGTGGACATGGAACCGCCGCCAGATCCGCCAGAACTGCCAGAGCCCCCAGAGCCCCCAGAGCCCCCAGAGCCCCCAGAGCCCCCAGAGCCCCCAGAGCTGCCGCCAGCAATTGGATTCCCGTTGGCGTCCACCTGCAAAGGCCTGGTGCTGTACGTGTTGGCCCCACTCACACCACCAGCACCCCCCATGCCACCGCCAAATGTGCCGTCGCCCAACTGGAAGCCCTGCGCTCTTACGTTATTGCCGGAGGTAATGCCGTTCGGAGTCCATCGGTTGTCCCGCAGGTATTGCGTTTTGCTGTCTTTTGGGTTCGTCATCCCAATGGACTGAGGCCCATACGTGTAATTCATGTACGAGAGAGTGGGGTCTTGCCCAAACCCTTCGTATGCCAACTGTTCGTACGGGTTTGCTGCGAAGTGAGCAGCAGCCTCGGGAGACATGGCAGACGATGGCGTGCGCAAAAAACTCGTGCCCCCGGTCGCCATCTGCGAGGTTTGCCCGCTCGTGATTCGATCAAAGTCCGCCGCCTCGTTCGGGTGAGAGGCGAAAAACGCATCAAGATCGGTTGTGTTGTCGATCCCTGTGCCGAAATTCAGCCTGAACCAGTCGGGTGTTTTGTAGTCCGACGAGTATTGCGCGTTTACATATTTGTCGTAGTAACTGCTCATAATTTTTAGCCCAAATGTTGCCAGCCACCGTTTCGGTAGCCGTAAAACCCCGCGCCAGAACCGGGGTTCCAGTGCGTGCCATCTGCCAAAACCACCATTCCATCTGCCAACTTATCCGGCGCTGCGTAGCTTGTCGCAAGCAACAAGTACGGTTGCGGCTGCGCCAGCGCTTTCGCCACCTGGTGGAATTCGGCGTCTGCGCCAAAAGCTGGGATGTACATCAGTAAAGCCCCGCGTAATCGACGTCAATATCAAAAGGCCGCATCCGCCACGGCGCAGAGCAAGTAAAGCGAAACGCAAGGAACCGCCCGTTTGCAAAGGTGTCCGCCTTGGTGTCTTGCCCAACTACAAACGATGCAGGCGCACTCCAGACAGGCGCGGCATTTGGGGCCATCGACGCCCCTACCTCAATCGTCATCACAGCCCCGGCAGGCGCATCAACGCGCGGATACACCCCTCGCACAAGCTTTAACGCCTGTGCGTTGTCGAGGGACACACCAGTGCGCGTAAGGCTTCCAGTGAGGTTTGTCACACCATCGTCACCAGCGGAAATATCAAAGCCCGCGATTCGATTGGTTTGCGACAGAAGCAATCGAGCCTGATTTGGTGAATAGGGGTCTTCGTTCCATGTCGATGTGTCCAGTTCCCACGACTCAGAATCGCCTCCCCATGTCGTGAAGGCGGTAGCTGCAATCTGCCCAGTGGCGCCGTAGGTCACACCGTCAAGGTCGCGCAGCCCCCAGGTTTTCTCTTTCCAGTTCCACACCGCCGCTTTGTCGCAGTTGGTCGATCCGACGAACGGGAAGCAGATCAGAACTTCATTTTTCTGCGGGTTCGAGGTGACAAATGCTTTTTTGTAATTTGTCGAATCGAGGTTCCGAAATATGTAATCTCGAATCTGGCCGTCTGCAATCGACTCGACGCCCTGCCCGTTGTTCAGCACCACATCGCCCGCGGTCAGCACCACATGGCCTAGCGGTGTCGATACCGCGCAGCCCCTGAACAGCATCCCGGAATCCCCTGGAATCCGCTGCACCTGGAAAATGTAGGGCGCGCCGATGAACCTGAGTGCGTACATGGACCGCTCTTTGTAGATGATGAGCACATCACCCATTGGCAAAGCATCCACCAGCAAATCAGCGGTGTCGGACGCCTGAATTTCACCGGCATCTCGGGTAACGTTAGTTTCGTCCCACGAATCCGGCAAAGATCCCGGAACCGCCGCCACGCTCCACTTAATCATGTGCGGATTGCGCACGCCTGATTTTGTAATGTCGAGCGCGATCAGGTAGTTTTTCCACGGAACTACTGCCGCTGCCGTCCAGTTGGCATTCCACCCCGGCAGCGTGCGCAGCCTGTTCGCGTCGCCCGTCCAATACTGCGGCACATCGACGCCGTTGTTCAGCACCTGAATCCCCGCCAGTACACCCCCCGTCCAGCGGTCGTCCCGCGTGCCGGTGAAATTGGCTGTCGCTGCCGATGGGCCTGTCAAATGGCCCACCACCGACGCATTGGCCCCCGGGTCGCTCAGTAGCGTAAAAGTGAAGGTGTCGGGCGCAGTCACGGTAATCGTGAAGGTGCCGTTGTAGGCCAGCGGGTAGGCCCCGTAGATCGTCACGCTGTCGCCGGTCGTGAGGCCATGCGCTGCTGTCGTCTTGAGCGTGGCGGTCGTGGTGACATGCGTCAGCGTGCTGATTGCAATCTCTGCCAGGCGGGTGATTTCCGTCCGCACTGCTTCGTCGTCCGAGAACACGCGTTCTGTCCCGGCGTGAATCCACAGCCGCTTATTAGGCTTTTGAAAAGCAGTCAGGTAGTACGGTTCGACTACCGGCGCCGCAAAGATGGGCGCAAGGCCGTTAAACCGCTGCGCGTAGCCGTTGGCAAAGCGCATGTTTTGCGCATCGCTCCAAACGCCCATCTGCAGCTCTTCTGGCGTCAGGTCTGCATTCAAGCCCTTGCCTGCATCCGAGATTTTGACAATTGCCATTAGACGTCTGCCGCGTTACTGGGGAATGACCGACCAGGCCCCCACATGATTCGGACGCCGCCAACGACGCCTGCGCTGCTGTTCGGGCCTTTGACGCCTGCACCGCCGTGGCCGACAGTGCTGCCGGTGCTGTTGCCAAACAGGTCGGCGCCGTTGGCTGGAGGGATGCCGCTTGCCGCAGGCCCGCCCGTGACACCCGCTGCCGCGTACCTGCCGCTGGACCCACCGGATGTGAAAAATCCAGACGACGCGCCGCCACCAAGCCCACCGGCATACGACACGCCACCGGATGGAGTCGTAGCGACACCTCCAGGGCCACCCGTGCCTGTATTGCTGCCGCCAGAACCGCCGCGCGCTTCCAGTAGCGTCGTGGCGCCACGCTTGATCGTGCAAGCCGCACCCGCCACGCCATCGCCGTTTGTAAACACGACGGCATAGCCTGGCACTCCGATCACGACGGTCAGCGTCTCTCCGGGTGTGACTGCGATGGCGTTGTGGTACGTGAGCGCACCGCCACCGCCGCCGCCCGATGTATTGCTGTCGCCGCTCGATCCGGTAGCACCGCTTCCTCCGCTGCCGATGCCTACCGATGCGATCTCGGTGCAGTTGTCTGGAACGGTGAAACTGTACGTTCCTGCCGTGGTCCACGCCTGCTGTCCAGGCACGAGAGCCCCTACAGCAAACATCATTCCGCGAATCATGCGCTGTACCCTATGAGGGCCGATGCAAACCAGCCAGCGGTGCCAGCCTGCGCCCGCTGGAAGAACACAAGATGCCGCTTGCCGGTCGTGAATGTAGGGGTGGCGCCTGCCCACACCGTGCCTGCTGGCATGGTAATTGCCCCGGACGTGTGGTTGATTTCCAGGACGCAATTGTATGCGCCTGCAGGGATGTTGGTGAAAGCAAAGGTGCGCGTGCCCGCAACTGTTTCCGTGAAGTAGTTGCCAACACTGCAATCCATGTCACCGCCAGCAAGCGCAGTCACTTTGTCGGAGTGCATGGCGACGCGCTTCCAATTCGACCATACCGGAGATGTGTTGAGGCCAGTCACGCCCCGAGAAAACATCAAGCCAGCAGACGCCTGAACCACAATCTGCGCCGCTACATCACCGGATCGGGACACATATACCGACGATGCAGTAACGCCAGCCGGGCCATTTGTGGGCGTGCCGAAGTAGTAAAACCCCGATGTGGTTGCGGTGTTCAGATCAACATCACCAAGACTGACAGCAGGACTGACAGCAGCCGCCCATGATGCGTTAGAGCCGTCGGTAGTGACAAACTTGCCGTTGTTTCCTGTCTGACTCGGGAGAGCAGAAGCAAAAGCAGCCGCAGCGACAAACGCCGTGCTGGCTGCATTGGCTGTGGCGTCGCCTGTGGTCTGCATGGGCACTGCAATCGTGCCGCCTGTGAAATCGTGCGCGCCTGTGTACGTGTCGCCTGCCTTCGCGGCCTTGTCGTTTGTGAGTGTGTTGAGCTGCGCCTGAATCGCACTGGTGACACCGACCGAGTAATTGAGTTCGGTTGTCGTGGCAGTCATCGCCGCAGTGCCGAAGTTCGGGAACTGGGTTTTTAGTACCGTTTTAATCAGACGGATTTGATCGTCGCCTTCTGATTTCGGATCGCCAGAAGCCGGGCTTGTCGACGAGAGTTGGCTGATATAGCTTGCGGTTTCAACTGTCATGTGCGCCTCTTCATTCGTAGCGTGGAACCGCTGATGCGGGCGGCTGTGTCTTGGCTTTGCAGTGAGTTGACGGCGCTCGAATAATCGGATGCCACACGAACCCCCAGCGCGTCATCGCGTGCCCAGCGCGCGTACTCGACTAGCAGCGAGGAAAGATAGACGTTTGGCGCATTTGTCATCAGCCAATTCGTATCCGTGTCCAGGACAGGCGAATCCATGCGCTTGTAGAAAGTAAGGTCCACCGGGAACCCCTGGTCGCGCGAGAGCGCCAGCGTTTGGCCGTCCCAGGAGTAGGACTGGAATTCGTTTGGCATTGCTGCCAAAGGCCGATACGACAAATCAAGCTCAGGCCTTCCGCTTGGTGTGACCTTGATGGACTCCAGATAGCCCACTGGCTGCGCGCCAGTAGCCATCGTTTCAAATGCCCGCATGGCGGCTATGCGCAGCTTTGGCGAGTTCAGTTCACCGAAGTAAATGCGCTGCTCTGCATTCGCCAGAAACGTAGCGAACATCGGCGCCAGGTCGGTGCGATGGGCATACGCCGAAACCGCCGCCTTGAGTTCACCCCAGTTCATTTGATAAAGGCGTCATACGCCAGGAATGCGGGGTTATCGCGAAAAAAGGTACGCATCGCCTTCTCGCGCTCTTTGTCGTCTTTGATGGGTTCAATCTCGCGCAGTGCCCAGGGCGGAATCACACCGACCTCTCGGCCCTCGCCCCATTTCTTGCCCTCGTTTCGAGCACGCATCTCTGCGGCGCGCTCAAGATAAGGCGCGGCGTCGTACTTCTTTTCTACCACCACCTGGTCGCCTTCAAAACGGTAGATGGTGCGAACTCCGGTATCTGGGTTCACGCCCTCATCAATTTGAAAATTTCCGAAGCTCATGAAGGCCCCCACCCGTTTGGGCATAAAAAAAGCCACCCGGGCAAGGGGTGGCCTTTGTAAAATAGGCGAGTCCGCGCAGTGCTGCTAACACCGGACGGGCTCTAACCAATCAGCGAAAGGACCGCTTCATGGCTGCTGCCAATATATCAGTCGCGCGTTTGCGCGAAGTGCTCAATTACAACTCGGACACGGGTGTCTTTGTTTGGTTGCGCCCTACCGGGCGGCGTGCCAAAGCTGGCGATATCGCTGGCTCTGCTGAAGGCCGAGGGTATTTGGCAATACGCATACAAACCGCCAGATACAAGGCTCACAGGCTAGCTTGGCTCTATCACTACGGCGTTTGGCCGGAGGGCGATATAGACCATATCAACAGCAACAAACAGGACAATCGCATTGCGAATTTGCGTGATGTCGATCGCTCGACAAACATTCAAAACCTGAAGGCTGCAAAGTCGCACAACAGCTCTGGCCTGTTAGGCGTGGTGCTTGACCGGTCTAAGAAGACTGCGAGGAAATATACGGCCCGTATCGTTTACGGTGGAAGACAACACAGTCTGGGCTATTTCAACACCCCGGAAGAGGCGCACGCAGCCTACGTGGCGGCTAAACGCGATCATCATCCGGGGTGCGTCATCTAGCTATCAGCCTCCGCTGAGATCGCTAATTTTGAAGCAGGCTTTTTCCGCCTCCAGACGCAGCGTGGCATCGACCAAGATCTGTTCGCGCTCGAAGTCTCCCGAGCGGCCCAGCTTGGTGCTCTGGAAGGGCCGCAAGTAGGCGATTTTGATTTCGGACAGGTCCAGGCCATACACGTTCGTGCTGCCAGCCATCATGTAGTGCGGAACGTGCGTGAGCGCGCCGAAGTCAGACACGAACACATCAGCGCCACCGATGATGGCGCCCTGGTTCGTGCCCTTCACTTCAAAACGATTGGAGGCGATGCCTGTGAAGGCGGACGCAACGGCCTTGTGCGCTGGCGAGAAATACACCGACTTTGGCACCTTTCCAGCAGAGATGTAGGTCGCCTGCACCGCCGCTTTATAGAGAACATCAGTCAGCGCACGGGCCGTGCCAGGGGTTGGCGCAACCGTAGCCACGCCGGAGGTATGCGCCACCGTCGAACCACCAACGCCGTGGCTGGTGTTGGTGTAGATCAGCGGGCCGAGGCCGGTCGCTTTGGCTGCGACGGAACCGGACCCCAGCACTGCGACGTTGTTGGACACAACCATTTTTTCAATGTCGCGCTGCAGCTCCTTGTACATCTTGGCCTTTTGGTAGGCCATCTCCGACTTTTTCCCGGCCTTGTCCACGACTTCGGCGCGGCCAGAGATGGCCACCGTGTCCTGGAAAATCTGGCAATAGTTGCCGATGCGGTTCGGAGGTGTCTTGGTCGATACGGTCGCGTCGTCGCCGTCAATAGCGGCATTGTCCGCATTGGGCGCGCGCAAGGCGTCACGACTCCACTCGTGCAGTGTCTGCGTGGCTTTGGCGCGGCCAGCACTGGAGACAATGGGGGTCGTTTCCGGGTCCTGGCGAGAGATGAAGTCTGCGAGGTCTTCGCGGACGTTGGTGGCCGCCGTGTAGCGGGTATAGGTGCTTGCTGCTGCTGCCATTTTTGGGCCTCTTACAGGTTGTTTTGTGCGATGAATGCGGCAAGGTCGTCACGCGACCCCCTGCCGGTACGAAGCCGCTCAGTCACGCGCTTTTCACGCGTTTCGTTGCGGGGCACGCTTTGCTGCTGTGGAAGGCGCGGCGCAGTTGCCGCCTTTTTCTTCACGTCAGCGGTTTTCTTTTGAAGCTCCCGATACGCCACAGCGTCCCGCATAACCATCACCACAGCCGGGTCGTTCAGCGTTGCGAAACGCTCCTGCCCTATGCCGTAGTCCTTGGCGACGGTTTCAAAGATGTGCTGCAGCTTGGGCTTGTCGATGCCCTGCTGACCCAACACACCCCAGCACTGAGAGAAGCTCTTTTGGAGGTTCTGCTGTTGCTGTTGCTGTTGCTGGAATTGCTCCTGCTGCCAGCGGTTTTGTAGCCCGCCAATGACGTGCTGAACCTGCTGCGCGCGCGCCTGCTCTGCGACATAAGCCGCAGGGTCTTGGTACGCCAGTTGCTGCATTTCCTCGGGTGACTTCAAACCGGCGAGCTGTCGCACAAGCGCTTGTGCCATCTGCGCTTGCTGGACGTAGTGGTTCTGCGCTTCCGTCACCTTCGCGCGCACAATCTCCACGGCCTGCTCTTCTCGCTGTGCAAGCTGCTGCGTCTTCCGCGTGTAGTCGGAATGCCGCGTGTAGCCTGCAATGAGTTCTTTTTCGTCAACCTCTTGTTCGAGGTCCGCACCGTCATCGCCCTTGATGGTGACTTTGAATTTGCGAGAGCTTGTCGGATCGGGCTTGTCTTCGGCGTCGTCGCCGTCTTCATCCGGGCTCTCGTCGTCGGTTTCCGCGTCTGCGTTGTCTTCGGGCTCGTCGCCTTCAGGTGCATCAGCGTTTGGCGTTACTTCCTCTTGTGCCTCGGTCCCGTCTGCGCCGGGGTTGTCGAGAAGGAAGCTAGCCACTTCATCCGCTGTAACCGGGGCCGTGTCGGCTTGTCCGTCCATTGGGTGTTCCAATCAATCAAAACCACCCCCTTTGTCACCAAGGGCAGCTACGGGCACGTTTCACAACGGAGGCCCAAAAGGTAGGTGACTACCGGATAACCGTGCGCAGCATCCTTCGCGCTGTGCTTTCGTTTCTGTGCTTGTTCAGGTTCAGGCTAGCGAATTCGCCGCCCTTCACCATGCGGCGCAATATCTGCTCGAAATCGTCCGTCACTGCGGCAAACTGGCGTGCCAGCTTCAGGCCTTCCGCGTCTCGAATTTCCGTGGCCTTGAATGCCTTGTGCGCCAGGTCGTGCAACTGCTCAAGTGCAGACTGAAAAGCCGGGTTATCGAGCACCTGCGCAGCGTCAGAGCCTGCTTTTACGATCTGGTCGTCGTTCATGGCTGCACCTCACGGCCAATCTCTGCCGTCGCTGCCATGGTGGCGGGGTTGCTGAGTTTGTTTTTACTGGAAATGTTGGCCGTCTCGATGCGCACCGATGCGTCGAGTTCTGCCTTCCAGCGCTGAAATCCCATTTGCCGCTCGCGCTCGCGTTCGGCGTACTGCTCTTTCAGTGCTGCTAGCTGCGCCTCTTGCTCCAACTTCATGCTGTGCATTTGCGCTTCCATGCCCTGGCGGTTGGCGTCGGTCTGCTGCTGGGCTTGCTGGCGGATCATCTCTAGCTGCGCTTGCAACTGGCGCTGCATCTCATCGGCCTGCATCTGGTACTGCATTTCCATTTGCTTCGTCTGCGCCTGCACCTGCATCTTGGCTTGTTCGCCTGCCTGGCTGGCCTGCAGCTTCATTTGCTCAATCTGTAGCTGCGGGTTAGGCCCTGGCGGTGGCAGTGACTTTCCTTGTGGATCGCCGATGAAGTCGCCCACGTTCTTCTGTCCGCCCAACTCCACCAGCTTTGCCAGCGTGTTGTAGATGTTGTCTGGTGTAATCATCAGCGAGCCAAACGGGCTTTGGGCTAGGCCCATTTGCCGCTCCAGCAAGCCGTTAAAAAACGATATCTGCTGCGCCTTGTCGCCCGTGCCAAGGCCGACATTAATGGTCATGTCGTAGCCGTCGCGCCATTCGTTCGGGTCGTATTGCACGAACTTACCGCGCAGCCGGAACGCCAGCGGCTCCATCTCGCCAGAGGTGAGCAGCTTCAAGATGCCCCGGAAGATCGGCGTTACCAGCACCTCAGCGAAGATGCGGGCGATCAGCTTGACGCGCTGCTGCGAGGCGTTCGACTGAATCGAAACCTCAGTAGCAGTCCGCCCAGGCTTGAGGCTGTCGCCATCCATGCCCGCCTGGTTGCTTGAATAGCCGATGCGCTTTTCCAGCATCGAATCGACGTAACCCAGCACCGGTAGCGTGTTGGCCGCGTTGAACGGCGTCGGCTCCATGCCGATGGAATCTGGCCGCGATTGGCGCACAAGGCCACCGATGCGGAAATCCATCAGGTCATCAATGTTCGCGTACGGCGCCCCCTGCGCGTCGGTAAGCACCGTCTTTCGCGGGTTCACTGCCAGGTTGCTGGCGTTGACCATGCCGCGCGTTAGATCGGTCTTGAGTAGTTGGCCATCAGAAGCAATCTCAGCAACGCTCATCCCGTCCCAGCGGTGCGGGTTGATGATCGGCGACGCTGTGGCGATCTGAACGTGGTCGGTTTCCTCGTTGCTCAGAATCTTCGATTCCAGCCGGTGAATCAGCCGACGCTCTGCAATGCCGTCGCCGTCATAGTCCACCAGCACATACTCAATGCGCAGCCATCCTGTTGCCAGGCTTTCATCTTCGATATCTACCGTGTCGTCTTCTGCGCGCGTGCTTTCGCCTGCGCGGCTGCGGCGGTAGTCTTCATCGCTGCCCACCGGAGACGGGTCGTCCGATGCGCGCAAGTCCTCGGCGGTGACGTTCTTGAAGCCCATCTGCCGCAGATCAGAAAGCGTGACCTCCATCGCGCGGGCCACATACGGGCACTCGTCTAGCAACGGGGTCGTCCAGCCGCGTTTAATGTGCAGCTGCTCGGGCGGGAAGGCTTCGATGCGAATGCGCTTCTTTTCCACCTTCTTCGACACGCGGGCATTGAACAATGGTGGCGCTTCGATGGGCATCCCCATTGCGTCAGCCATAGGAGGCTGTTGGACAGGCGTTGCAGCCTCTATCTCGAAGCCTTGGCTCTCCAGCATCGCCAGCGCTTCCAGCGGCGCGCCTTGAACTTCTTGCACATCGCGCACTGTTTCCGACACCAGGCGCCACTCTACGGCGCAGTTCTGCGCAATCAGTGCGTCCTTGATGGCCGTGTACAAGACAAGAAACCCGTTGTTCTGCTTGTAGAAGACGTAATTGCAGGCGTCCGTCGCCTGCGCTGCGCCTTCTACGTCTTCGGGCTTTGTGGGCTCGAACACCACCGCCTCGTCTGAGCTAGTGAATGTGTCCACCAGGCCGGGTAGCATGGCCTCTACAGCATCTGACACCTCGGACGTGACAATCGTGCTCCATCCGTCCAATTCCTCGTCGCCAGGGTACGGCTCGCGGTAATACTCCCGCATGGCCTTTAGACGAGTCGCGCCGATGAGGTCGATGTACTCCGCCGAATCTTCCTCGTTCGCCTGCAGGTGCTTGAGCAGGTCGCTATCGTCCATCTTTGCCATTACTCTGTAGCCTCAGCCTTGGGTTTGCGGCCACGTTTTGCGGGTTGTGGCTCGTCTTGCACGTCTTGCGCCACGCTTTCAACTTCTGCGGGCGCAATCTTTCCAGCGGCCTCTTCCAGTGGGGAATGCTTCGGGAATGGCGGCATTCCGACGCGCTGCGATCCGTCCGGGTAGGTGTGGGTTTCGTTCATGCGAGAACTCTTTTCCTGTAAACAATTGGGGCTGCAAGCTTGGGTTTTGTGATGGCAAAGCGCCGCATCATGTAGGCGTAGCGCGACGCGGAAATCAAATCGTCGTCCAGCTTGACCACCTTTCCGTCTTTGCGGTGGTACATGCGAAACTCTTCAAAGTACTCGGTCAAGTTGCTGAACACCTTCCAGCGTCCGGTTTGCATGCGGTCCAGCATGTCGACCAGCCCGGCCTCGACACCATTACCCCCGCTGCCCTCTGGCTCCCCATCGGGCGGGGGGTGTGTGGCCTTGTCTTCCAGCATTGCAAGCCCTTGTTTCTTGTACTGCTCTGCCAAGGCTTCGCCTGAGCCCTTATCGTGCTGTAGCCCGTCATGCGGCCAGGCCCAAGGGAGCCAATCACCCCAAGGCTTCACAGTCGATGCAAACAGCAAGGGCGTCTGCTCTTTCTGTCGGTGGCCTGCAACAACGTAGATCACATCGCTATCACGATCCCAAGCAAGCCGGGTTGCAGCGCTGGGGTGATCCCAGCCAAAGTCGATGCCGCATATTTGCGGCCAGTGGAGCGGTATCTCGAACGGCGCCACGCTGATCGTCTCGTCGGCAACCGGGAAGATGCGCCCACTTCCTAATGTCGGGATGCCTTTTGTTCGGGCCTCGCGCTCATGTGCTGGGTAGCTCGCAATGATTGACGCCCGCTGTGCAGGTGTGTAGTGTTCCGCGTCGTCAATGGTCATAGTCGTGACGCTTGACCCGGCAGGCTTATCAAGCAAGAAACGCTTCACCGTGCCCGTCATCCCCTTCAATGGCGTGAAGGTCATGTAAACCATGCCTCCCGTCGCATTCGTTCGGGTCAGCGCCTCGGTGTAAATGTCCTCGTCCGGCTCTTCATCCAGCCAAACCACATCCAGCGTTTCGCCCTGGAACTTCTCGCGGCCCTGGTCGTAGCTCTTGAACCCGATCAGGCTCTCCCCGGCCTGCACATCACCGCCACCGCCGAATGTCACTACAACGGTATCCACAGCATCCGCAACGCCGCGCTTCATCGTCTTGGACTTGATCGCGTCCCTAGGGATTGCGCCAGTGCCAATCGAATTGAAGCGGCCCAGCAAAACCCGCTGCGCCGTGTCCCGCGTCACTTCACCAGTTACCCCAGCGGCCCAGGCCATCACCTGCTTCTCGAAGACACGGCCCTTCCACCAGTCCGGGTAGCGGCCCGTCAGGTGCATTGCCGTCTCAAATCCTGCGCTCCAGGTCTTTCCAAGCTGGTTGCCAGCCATCAAGAGTCGCTCACGAAAGCTCGCACCTTTGGCGTGAAACTCAGCTTGCTTGGCGTATGCGTGATACGCCTGCAACTGGTTGCCCTCCTTACGGCGCTTCTTTTCCTCCAGCAGTGCCAATAGCTCCAGCTTCTCCGCTCGCGTTAATGAGTCGGGCAAGCCTTGCATTGATCTGTTCTTCCGTGAGGTCTGTCAGGGTGGTTTTCTGGTCAATCTCCAGCTTGTCGCCGTACTCGCGCGGGTTCGACTTGGAAGCCTTCCAGCGGTAATGGCTGGCAAGCTCCCTTGCTTTCGCTAGGCCGAATGGGTCAGCCGCAGCGCGCAGTTCCGCTTCTGCCATTTCGTCAAAGGTGCGCGCCGCAGCAATCCGGGCTTCGCGCACGCGCGCGGAACGTTCCGGGTCGGCTGCAATCCACCGGCTCAGTGTTGCGATCCCAACCCCCAAGCTCTCCGCAATCGCTGTCTGCGACTCGCCTGCACAAAGACGGTCGCACAGTGCATCGACACCTAGCGCATCAATGGTTTCTGTTGCTGTCGTCATGGTTGTTAGTTGATAAGCGCCCATCGGACTACAGGGCTTGGTCTGACCCTGCTGGGCGTTGCCGTTCGCTGCCGTAGCCGATAAGGACTGCGCGTGCCCCAGGAGATACAGCGCGGTTTACCCGCCGCGCTCGCCTTCGGTTTACGCGATGATGCGGGGTCGATAGGGAGCGGGCGCTGCTGCTTTAGGAACGAGTCCGAGAAGTTTGTTCAGCAGGCCCGCGAAAACAAAAAAGCCGCCCGGATTGCTCCTGAGCGGCTTCGATTGACTGACAAATCCTAGAGGCGCGCTACCCGACGCAAATCGGGCAAGTCCTAATGCCAATGCTGACTAATGGCGGCGACTATGCCATAGATTTCGGTGGTGTGCAACATTTATTTGCAGAGCCTGTTTTGCAGCATCGTCCTGCCCGCATCCACAAGATCAGCCAATCCCTGCTTACTCACTGCCAGCGTGCGGGCCATCGCTACCGGGTTGCCGCAGTGAACATAGCTCCAGCGCACTGCGGCCCGGTTCTTCTCTGGCAGTGCAGCTACCGCCTTTTCCACCAGCACCGCATCAAGCGTATCAACGGGCGTCTGAATCACGGGCGCATGCCACTGCCTGGCCTTGCTCTGGTACATGCGGAACATGGGAGCAGTCTGCCAGCCATGCGGGCGCACGATCACCCAGCGGCGCCAGTTCTCCAGCCTCGCATGGATGGCCTGGTGGCGGTCTTGGACGTGGCTGTAATCGACGGTTTCAGTGACGCGCATCAGCATGTTCTCCCTTTCAGTTCTTTGAGCTTTGCCCGGTAGGTGTCTCGCACCTCTATCAACCCCTCTCGCGTCCATTTGCGCGGAGCGTTGTCGTTCTCCATGGCTTCGACAGCCTCCAGGCCGATCAACTCGATCAACCGCACGCGGTACGGGATCAAGTTGCCGTGCAGGTAGGTGTTACAGGGGGCGCATTGCTTCCAGACGTTCATCGGGTTCAGCGCATGCTGCGGCGCGGCTCCACGGCTCAGGTAGTGCCCTGCGTGCCATTGCCCTTGGTGATGGCGCCCGCAGGATATGCATGGCTTGTCGGCATCGCGGATTTGCACAATCCAGCGGTTCAGGGCGGTCTGGGCTTCGCGCTTGAGGTCTGCCAGCGTCTTGATAGCCTCCTTGCGCGCCCGGATGCTGGCCCGCTCCACCTTGGCAGCAGCGCGGGCCTTCTTTGCCTGGGCACGCTGGGCTTTCTCTGCCTGGGCATCGGCCCATGGTGCGATGCACTCGGCATGGATGCGCTGGCCTGGCTCCAGCCTGGCGCGGCAGTGGGGGCATGTGGTGCGACGGAAAGCTGTCATGCCGGCGCCCCTTGCGACCACTTCTTGCCATTGACTATGTTGCTGACCATTGACTGGTGAACACCGAACTCAGCCGCTATATCGCTCTGAAGCCGACCAGCTGCTCTCGCGGCCCGTATTTGCGCAACCCTCTCTAGAGTTAATTTCTTGGCTTTACGTGGATTCTTCGCCACAGAATGGCGTCCAGCAGCAACGGCGTGGCGCATGTTGTCGTGGTTGTTGACCCACTCAAGGTTGGTGGCGGCGTTGTTGGCTCTATTGAAGTCAAGATGGTTAACTTGTGGCAAGTCACTAGGGGGAAGGAACGCTTGCGCCACAAGCCTATGAATCTTCCGAGCGACCAGCTTGCCGTCTTCGGTCACCTTGCACTTCAGATAGCCATAACTATCAGCAACCGGCTTTAGCACCATGCCACGCTTTATCGCAATACCACCCGAAGGGTGTCGAACCTCGCGATCCATGCTGCGGACGCGACCCAGGCTGCTCACCTCATAGGCGCCTCCGGATCGGGCTGTGGGTCTCCAGACTTCAAGGATCTCGTTCATCAATCGTCCCACCCTTCCTGTGCTTTGAACTTCACCCCTTGCTCAGCAGCCCAGGCCATAACGAACTCGGACAGCTCCGCGCATTCGGCCTTTGTCAGTTGGCTGGTGCGTCGGAAAACTATGTCCACCCCATGCCCATCCACGGCGGGCAGCATTTCGATTGGCTCGCCACGGGCACGCAGCCATGCAGCCGTAAGCAGGCGCTTCCATGTGTCCACGTCACGCTTTGCACCGGCCCATTCCACTTGCTTGCTGATCTCGCCCAGACAAGCGTGCAATAGGCGGTTCTGCGCATCGCTGCGCTTCTCGGGGCGGATTTCCAGCGTCAGGCGGGTGTCTCCGGCCATCAGCCAGCCCTTGGCGTGGTGCCAAGCGGTCATGATCGCTTTGTGGGCTTGCACGGGCTCCCACAGGCTGAGGGTTATGCGTTCAGCCATGCGAGACCCAGTCCCGATAAGCAGCACAAGGCGTGAACCCAATCCCCAGATAACGGTTTGGGATGCCCTTGATGCCGCAGTGCCAGACACCGTAGATTCGCTTGATGTGGGGTTTCATGCGACCTCCAGTCCAAGCTGCACAGGGGCGGCTTGTGTGGGCTCGAATAGCTGGCCCTGGGCGTGGGCTTGCTCGATGCGCCGAACGGCAATGTCGAAATACTTGGGTTCGCGCTCGATGCCGATAAAGCGGCAGCCGTGCTGCATGGCCGCAATCCCTGTCGTACCCGACCCCATATATGGGTCAAGAATGGGCGATGGAGTGCCCAGTCGCTCGATACACCACGCCATCAAGGCGATAGGTTTCTGAGTAGGGTGCGCCGCCTGCATTCCATCGTTCTCTGCAATGCGAGATGGTGGTGAAAACGATCGGCGAAAAGCGTAGACCCCGTGGCCTCCCTTCTGCCAACCCACTTCGGCATCCGAAAGAAAAGTGCCAAACAAGTGATCGTCTTTCTTCAACCAGACCAGCGTGGTGCCGACCGGTAGCCGTTGGGCGTAATGATTAGCCCCCCATACGATCACCTTTGGAAACGCCAGCCAAGGCGAAGGATCGAATGGTTGCGCGTCCTGAAGAATTGCCCCCCAGTCCTCACGGCCTCGCCCCCGCTTGCGCGCGCCGTCATTACCGCTGAATCGTTTGCTGTTGGTGTCCCAGCTCATCCCGTAAGGCGGGTCTGTGATGACGGCGTCCACCTTGCCCAACGTCGGCAGGACTTCCATGCAATCGCCCAGGTAAAGCGTGGCGTTGCCAATCGTTTCTACTCGCATCACATCACCCCCCACTCTTGCGCGGTGCGGCTGATGACAGCCACGCCACGCGAGCCGATACGACAGATTCCTCTGCTGGCTTGTGCTTCTGGCATGTGTGCTGCGGAGGCAGGTACTTCCATACCGGGCCGATGGCGCAGATTGCAAAACCGTGCTTCGCCATTTGCCCCGATTTTTTTGGCGACCAGTGGATGCAGGATTGGCATGTCATTCATGTGCGCCACCACGGCTAACCGGGTGGGCCCTGGCGATTCGGTCGATGAACTCGCGCGCGGCGCCGCGGTCCCCGGTTTCGGGATCTGAGTCTGTTTTGCAGTCGCGGCCAATGATTCGGTACATGGTCCAGCCCTTCGCCTCGATGGCGCGCTGGCGCACTGCGTCGACCTCGGTGTTCCTGTGCCACTGCGAGCCGTCGCATTCGATGCAGACTTTGGCGACTGGGTTGGCGAAGTCGACAAAGTAGCCGTCGACGGGGTACTGCGGATACATCACCAGGTCGGCGGCGCGAATGTCGTGCCACAGCGCCCGTTCGATAGGCGTGAAAACGCTGATCCAATCGACCTCATAGGGATCAATTCCCCACTCCGCGGACCCGGCCTCTTGAATCTGAGCGCCGACCAAGCGGTAAAACTGGCGCAAGGAAGGGCGGCGGGTTGCCTCGGACTGGATAGCCCTGGCGATGGGCTCGCGGATGCTGGCCAGCTCCATCTCATGCGCGATGCGCTTGGAATCGAATTTCATTCAAAGCCTTTCGACTGGGCCCCGACGCCCTTTTGCGGCGGTGGGCCCGCCCACGATTCGAACGATGTGAACTGGCCGTGATAGAACAGATTCACATCCCCTGTCCGTCCTTGGCGGTTCTTTGCGACACGAAGCAATGCGTAATTGCGAAAGTTCTCGCCAAGCTCTGGCTGGGCCTCGATTGGGCGATGAATGAAAGCCACCACATCGGCGTCCTGCTCGATTGCGCCGGAGTCGCGCAGGTCTTGCAGGCCGGGCACCTGCCCTACCCGCTCCACTCCGCCGCGGTTTACCTGGGCAAGGCAGATAACGGTGATATCAAGGTCTTTGGCCAGGCCCTTAAGCCCGCGGCTGATCTCCTCGATTTGGTAGGCGCGCGGCTGCTTGCTGTCCATGCCGCTCATTAGGCCGATGTAGTCAACCACCAGAATGTCCAGCCCATGGCGGCGCTTGAGGGCCCGGGCCCGGCTGCGCACCTGCATGATGTTCAGCCCGGACTTGTCCGACACGAACCAGCGCAGGGTCTTGGCCTTCTCCACCCCGTCGACGATGCGGTCGTACTCCAGTCCTTTTTGTGGGCGCTTGATCATCCCGATGGATGCCCTGCTCAGGATGGCGGCTTGCCGGTCACGCACGTCGCTGTGCGGCATTTCCATGGACAGGAATCCAACGGACTGCGCCTGAGCCATGTAGAGCCCAATCGTCATGGCTAGAGCTGTCTTGCCCATGGCTGGGCGGGCCCCTATCACGACCAGGTTGCCGCGGCTCAATCCACCGTCGAGCATTTCGTCGAAGTCGTGCAGTCCGGTAGGCATGCCCTTCAACTTCCCCTCTTGGCGCTGGTCCAGCAGGTCAAGATGCTTGATCGCCGCGGTGTGCGCGTCGATCCAGTCGTCCGATTGCTCTACGTCATCCAGCTTTGCCAATTCGGCCTGGGCCCGGTCGATGCGCTCTTGCACCGGCCCCGTTTCATAGGCCAGTTCGGCCATCTTGTAGCTCAGGCCGTGCAGCTGGCGGGCTTTGAAGGCGTCGACCAGGGTTTGCACATGGCGCGATATGCCGCGGGCGCTATGGTTGTTGCAGCTAGCCACCTGCAGCACGTCAGACACCTCCAGCACCCCGATCAGCGCGTCAACGATGCTCATCACGTCGCATCCGTTGCCAGCGGCCATCTGGCGACACAGCTCGGCATAGATGACCCGGTGCGCTTCAACCGCGAAGTGCTCGGGGCGCAGCCGGTCCGACACATCGTCAAACGCCGCGGGGAAGTTGATCAAGATGGACAGCGCCGCGGCCTCGATGTGCTCGTTACAGAAGTGCCCGGGGGTTGCCAGAATCTCTGGCGAATCGGATTTCATGCGTGCTCCTTTTGCAGCGCAGCTTTGTAGGCTTCACCGGCCGCTGCCGCTGTATCGAACGTCCCTAAGTAGCGATGAACGCCATGAATACGGCGCTGAGCGACGAAGCGCTGACGATGCTTGTAAACACCCAGAACCCCCGTCCTCGCATCGCGGTCTGCCCCCTTGCGGTTGCTCATGTTTGTTGACCTGTCAACATCACGCAAATTAGCTATGCGGTTGTCAGCGCGCTCGCCATTGATGTGGTCAATCTCCATCGCAGGCCATACACCGTGGTGAAGCAGCCAAGCCAATCGGTGGGCGTGGTAGTTGAGACCATCAAGTCGGATCACCACGTACCCGTTGGTGCCTATGCGTCCCGCTTGTTGCCCAATGCAGATTTTTCTGCTGGGGCGGGATGCCCATGTGAGCAATCCTGAGTCCGGGTCGTAAGCAAGGCGTTCACGCACTCGCTCCAACGTTGCTTGTTCACGCATGGGTAGCAGTCCTTTCTATTACGTGCTTCTTCCCTTTTTCCGTCAGCAGGAAATCGAAATCGCACTGCCAACCCTCATGCCCCGCGGCTTTGTGCCCGCGGCCCATCAGGAAATCGTTGTCCCGGGCCCGGGTGAAGTAGCCGCGGATCCATTCCATCGCCTGGCCCGCATCGGTTGCCCGCGGCGTGCCGTCAGACTTTTTCGAGGTCAACACGAACCGCCAGAAAGCCGACACGCATTTGCGGCGGCTGTCGTTCATCAATCGGACGGATGGAAGCTCGGGGAGGATTTCGTGGTACAGGTCGACCACGGATTGCGTGTCGCACCGCGGCGACTTGTCGGCACTGCCGACAGAAGCGTTAGCTTCTTTATCTGTATCTGTATCTGTATCTGGGGGCGTTGCTGCAACGTTGCGCAACGTTTCAACGATTTCGGAAGTTGCCTTTTTAGCCTCCCGGCTCTTACGGCTGCGCTCTGTGCTGCTATCAGAATTGAACTGGCGTTTATCCCAATTCAGCAGATTCCATTCCGAATCGGTGAACCCTTTTCGGACGAAAAGCGCTTTCGTTTCGGTCAATTCGTCCGCCGAAATGTGCATGGCGAACTGAATCTCATCTTCTTGCAACGTTGCAAGAACGTCGCTGCAACGGAGGCACATCAACATCATCAGGCGGCGCTGCATTGCTTCGCTCATGCTCTGGACCTTCGGGTCCGTTGCAAACTCGGAATACACGCGAAACCATGGATTTGCCATCAGTGACTCGCTTCCCAGGCTGCGAACTTGGCACCTTGGCGGGCCAGGGTCTGAGCCTTCATTTCTTCCAAGTGCTTGCGCGCGCCGTCGCGGTCTCCAACGGCCATAGCAATCTGCAGGTCCACGCCTGCAAGCTGTGCAGCCAGATCGCGGCGCTTGTCGATCAGTTGGGCGAGTTCGGTATCGTTCATACAGCCGCCTTGCTGATAGCCTTGCGGCGCTCGGTGCTGGCCCGTCCTGTCTCTTGGTTCTCCAGCACAAAGCCGGGGTAGCGCTTGAGGGCCATTGCTGGGCGCTTGATGCCAGCGCAAGGGGCTGGGGTAGCCTTGGGGCGAATGGTGGGGAATGTCATGCGACCGCCCGGATGCCGCCACGGGCCTTGAGGTGTTCCATGGCCCGCATGGCGCGCTCCATCGTTTGGGCGGCGCTGTTCATCACTTCGACCAGCTTTACCGCCTCATCCTCGGGAGCTTTGCGGTCGGGGCGGGCGTGCAATGTTTCGTCGCAAGCGTGATAGAGCGGGTCGTAGCACTCGCAATAAGACATGAGGCGCATGACCTGGCCGAACGACAGTTTCTGCGTGCCGGTTGGGTTGCAGCAGTCCTTGAGACGGGCATAGGCGCTCTCTGGCTTCATGTCGGGGAACATGTGTGCGGCAACCAATTTGAAGGGCTTGCCGCTGTTGCCAATCGCGGTGGCGATCGCGTCGTATTCGTCGTCGTAGAACAGCTTCATGGAAGGCTCCGTAACTGTTAGGGGCAAAAAGGGGTGACCGTTTTGGCCAAAAAAAAGACCATCTGTGCATGCAAAACGAAACACAGATGGCAGTTCATGGCTCAGGCCGTAGCGGTGGGCTTGGCTTTGCGGGGTGGCGCCCATGTGAAGGTCGGGCACAGCCGCTTACGGTCAATGCCCGACAAAGCTTCAAAAGCGGCGGCGTGTTTGGCGGGAATGAAGCCTTGGCGCTTCCAGTCATTCACGGTCTGCTTGGAGACCCCCAATGACGCGGCAACAGCAGCTTGCTTTCCCCGAGGCTCAAGAAATGCGTTCAGTTCTGGGTTGTCCATTCCCCGAGTATGGTTCAACCAGACACCATCAGTCAAGTTCAACCGTACGAATAGTTTCGCATGATGAACCAAGTCTTTATGCTCAAAAGATGGATAAAAACGCCAGCTTTGGATTCGGTGTCAGGCTAAAAGAAGCTCGCCAAGCTGCCAGGCTCAGCGGGTCCGAATTGGGCCGTGGAGCTGGTGACAAACCAGGGAAAGATGCGTCCAAGCAATCCGTGGCAGACTGGGAGGCAGAGCGGCACTACCCCAAAGCCGATCAGTTGCGTTTGATATGCCTAAAACTGAATATCAGTGCCGATTACCTGATCTTTGGCGACATAAAGAAGGACGCGGAGTTGATCAAGGCCGCGAGCGTCGTGCAAGCGCTGACAGAAGAACAACGCAAACAGTTGCTCTCCATGATGCTTGGCCCCGCTGTATCTGATGGGCACGTAGAAAAGCACTTTCCTCCGGCGCCGCAACAACCAGCCGTCACCAAGAAAGGCAAAGTATGAAAGCCATGGCCATATTGATTCTCGCAGCGCTGCCTTTTGGCGTGTACGCGGAACAGGAAGAGAGGCCGTTCCGCATTGGCGAGTGCTACACAGCCATGTGGATGGACTCAAGAGCCGCGCCAGCAGCTACACGGCTTGGGGTTGGACAAACCACAATACCGCTGTCACTGCGGACATCAAGAGCAAAAGCGAACGCCAAGGAGCGACAGGCGCTTGAGTTTTTGGTGGCTGAATTGCAGAGTTGTCAGAAGCAAGACCAGCAAGCCCGCACTGCTTACCATCCATTGGCAAAACAGACGATAGAAGAATTCGAAGCAAACTATCGTTCTATCTTGGCAAAAACGTTTTCTGGTGATCTCGCGTGGGGCGCGACTATTGAAGCCACAGAAGAAAATGCTCGACATTTTGAGCATAAATTGGCAGAACTCGCAGCGATGGTTAGGGCGCAGCATGCCGCCCAGTCCGAAAAGGAGGAAGCTGCAAAAGCGCTCATTGCAGCCCAAGAAGAAGATCGTCGCAAGGCCGCGCTGCGCTTAGATTTCGAGCGCCAGCAACAGGCCGAATCCATGCGGCGCCAGGAAGAGATCGCCAAACGGGAGCAGGACAATCGTGAGATATCTAGCGGCTTGCTGTTGCTGCAGATGGCAAGACCACGCCCCGCCATAAACTGTCGAAGCACCCGCTTCTTTGACACAGTGAACACAACGTGTAACTAAGAGCCCACAACAAGCCAAACCGCCCGCCGAGGCGGTTTTTTGTGGTCTGTCGCTTCTTTATGCCGTCTTGTACGGTTTGACACGACGCTACATGACAACAAATTCTATAAGAAATGTCCGGTTTAACTTGACCTTGTGTGTACGGTTCAGCCATACTTCACCCATGCCGCAAACAACGGCACAGGTGAACGGCCCACGATACGGTCGGAACTGAGGCGATGCCCTACGGGGAGCAAATCAGGGCAGGTACACCGATACCTGATGAGGCGGCGGCCAAGAGCAGAAAACGCGGTTGTCGATAGGCGAGTTACCCGGACAAAAGAAGCCAATCAGGCGCGGGGTACTTGGGCGTGGCGAACCCTTAACGCAATCAATGAAGCCTTCAAACCACCCGTCGAGCCTCAGAGCGTCATAGCTTGGGCCTAGACCTTCCCTCAGTGGAGCCGGACCGAGTAACCGGCATGGCCTTGGAGACAGGGCCGAAACCAGAGCGCATTGATAGGCAGTGCTCTCTGTTTTTCAACAAAGGAACACCTTATGACTTCAGACGGCATAGAGCAGGAAATTCAAGCCAAGGGCCTGACAGCGGCGCGCGTTACGCCTGCCGATGTAGATGCAAATATTGCGACTGTCGAATATGTAAAGCACATATCGGCGGGCCGGAAAGTGCTGCGCTGGGCGGTGATCACAACCACAAGCGGATTCGCCGTTGTCGGCAAGCCATCTGCCAGCGTATCGCCAGAGAACGACGACGAAGACATTGGCAAAAAGGTTGCCTTTGATAACTCAAAAGCTGAGCTTTGGCCTTTGATGGGCTACGCACTGCAAACCAAACTGACCAACACGTAACCCCACCCGCCCCTACACCAGGGGCCTGGAGTGCTTTGATGGGCGGCGATGTGGAAAGTGTTGGGGTCTCCCAGCGCCTCTGCCTCGGTACGCGCTGGCTATCACTATCCAACTTTATCTGGCAGCAGATAAACACACACAGCCCTGCAATGCCAGATAACGCCGTAGTTCAGGCGAGCGGCGCACCCACTTTAAACCAAGGCACGGCGGCATGTTCCGCTTCCCCTGCAACGGAGAGTTAGACATGACTGCTGGAGAACTGAAGGATGCAGAACGCAGGGCGCTGAACATCCTGGACAAGTGGAATGACTGCACTGGTGTTGTGTCTCGCGGAGGTAGCTACTACTACGAGTTGCAAGGGGTGATTGAGGACGCCGTGCGGTGCGGCGCTCAAGCGGCTTGTGGTGTGCATGAGCCGCTTGAAAGCGAGAAGTAATGACTAACGCAATTTATCCCGCAAAACCTGCGGAATAACATCACCCTGCACCCAATCAAAGCAGGCTGCAACGCTTACCAGTAAAGCGCTGACAGCTATCATAAAAATAGCGACAACCCCCGCGCAACACACAGCCCTGCAATGCGGGGCTTTTTTGGAGGATTTATGTACTGCACAGCAAATCCATGCGCCGATGCAGAGCGCTACGAAAACGCATGCGCCGACATTGCCGAGGCCGAAGAGGCAGAGGAAATGCGGGTCTTCCAGCGTCTGAAAGAAGCATTTATAGAAGGCTTGCAATGGGGGCCAAAACACCCGCTTGATACACCGAAAAAAATGGCAAAGCGTGACACGGCAGAGGCGCTTTATGTGCTGCAAGACGAGAAACCCGACCTAATCGACCGGGCGCTCTGCATGCTTGCACAGATCAACGACCCCGCCGCGCGAGATGTTGTTGACGACCTCGCAGAGGCGTGGGCAATGAGCGCGACACGCGAATGGCGGGAGCTATCAAATAGATAGCTTCTAGCGCTTTCTAGATAAGCGCTGCACCCTGATTCCATCCACAAACCGCAACGGCTGCAAACGGCAGTCTGGGCGAAGCCTTGCCAGGAGAAAAAACATGGAAAACCCAACGACACGAAAATTTCCGCGCACAACGCGCGAAGCCTTCGGAATGTCTGCGCAGGACGCCCAGGCGATTTTCTGCTACCGGCGCCCGCTGCATGAACGGGCGTTGATGTGGATGTTCAGATGGGGCTGGGCTCTGGCCATTTTGGCCGCGATCCTTCTTACCGGCTGCGCAGACGAGGCGCCTACATGGGCGGCAGACCAAGCGAACCTTGCCGACGCCATTGCGCAGGCGGCAAAGGAGGTGGGGCAATGAAAGAACGCCACCCAAACGCGGAATGCCTGCGCGCCCTGGCAGATGGAAAGCAGGTGGTTGTCAGGTTCTCGAACGGCTACAGCGCCCCGATTGAGGACTGCAGCACAACGGTTTTTATCTCCCTTTTCCGGCCCGGATCAGTGCCGCAAAGCGAAGGCTGGACGTTCCACATTGAAGACGCAGAAGTAGCAGCGAAATGAAAACCCGCATCGCCATCGCCTGGGCAACCTTCCGCATCTATCGCCAGGCCATTCCGGCCGTTTCCATCACCTACTGAGAACCACCACCATGAACGCTGTCGTTGAAGTTGATACAGCCAGCATGGTTCCCGCACGAAGCGCGAACCCCACTGCTGAAGTCGTCGCGCATGCCAAGACCGTGCAACAGGTCATGCAGGCCGTGATGAAGCCCAATGTGCACTACGGGGCTATCCCCGGCGCGGGCGACAAGCCTACGCTACTGAAGTCCGGCGCCGAAGTGCTTTGCATGACCTTCCGCATCGCCGACCGCTACGAGGTCACAGACCTGTCGCGGGACGGTGCAATCCGCTACCGGGTGAACTGCGTGGGAGAGCATCAGACCTCCGGCGCGACGCTGGGCTCCGGGCTGGGCGAGTGTTCCAGCGATGAAGAAAAGTACCGCTGGCGCAAGGCGGTGTGCGTGGAGGAATTCGAGGCCACGCCAGAAACTAACCGCCGCCTGAAGTTCGGGCGCAAGCAAGGCGGGCACTACACGGTGCAGCAGGTGCGCACCGAGTCGGCAGACCTTGCCAATACCGTTCTCAAGATGGCGTGCAAGCGGGCCAAGATTGCGATGGTGCTGAACGTCACAGCGGCATCGGACATGTTCAGCCAGGACTTGGAAGACCTGGACGCCGAACTGGTGCGCCACCTGGTTGACGACGAGCGCGATGCGCAGATGCAGCTTGTGCGTGATGATTGGTGCGCGCGGGCCACAGCCGCCGCCGACGAAGCCGCCCTGCGAAAGACAATGCAGGACGGTGTCAAGGTCTTCCAAGCCTCCCGCGACAAGGACGGCTACGCCACCTTCGCCAGGGCCGTGCAGACGCGCGGCGCGGCACTCAAGCAACAAGGAGCAGCACATGCGTGAAATCCTGATCCGGTGCAGTTCGCTGGGAAAAATCATGACCGAGCCAAAGACCAAGGCAGAAGGCGAGCTTTCAGTAGGAGCGAAAACCTACATCCGCGAGCTTGCCCAGCAGGAGATTTTCGGCATTGACTTCGAGTTTTCCAGCAAGGAAACGGAGAAGGGAATCGAGGTCGAAGGCGAGGCCATCGCCCTGCTCAATCGCGTTCGCGGGCTCTCTCTGTCGAAGAACGCCGAGCGCAAGAGCGACGGCTTCATTACTGGCGAGTGCGACCTGTTCGACCAAAGCGTGCGCAAGGGCTATGACCTTAAAGCCTCTTGGTCAGCCAAGACTTTCCCCGGCTGGGTGAAGGACTGTGAAGACAAACTCTATGAGTGGCAGTGCAGGGGCTACATCAAGCTGTGGTGCGCCGACGAGTGGGAAGTTGCCTATGCCCTGGTGGACACCCCGGAGCGCTTGATCGGCTACGAACCGCTGCAGATGCACATCGTCTCGCACATCCCGGAGCACATGAGGCTTACGGGCTGGGTGATTCGCCGTGACGTGGAGAAAGAGGCGTTGATCGAACGCAAGGTGAAGGCCGCGCAGGCCTACTTTCAAGAAGTGATCGCCGAGTTCGACCAGATCCACAAATCCCCCGAGCTGCAGGCAGCTTAACCCCAACCCCCACGGTGCGAGGCCGTGGGTTTTTTGAAAGGCCAATATGGCACGAAAGTACGAAGTGACCGCAATCACAGGCAAATACACCGACAGCAACGGAGCAGAAAAGAGCCGCTATCAGACGCTGGGCTCTGTGATTGAGACAAAGAACGGGCTGATGCTCAAGTTGGAGGCGGTGCCCATCGGATGGGATGGGTGGGCTTACCTGAATGACCCGAAGCCGCGTGAAGGCCAGCAGGCGCCGCAACAGCGACAGCCGCAACGCCAGGCCCCGCAGCAGGACGGCTACGACGACATCCCACCGTTATAACCCCCCCCTGCCACCCCACACCCCAGCCCGCACCAGCGGGCTTTTTTAATGCCATGACACAAACCAAATTCGCCAAGCTCAAGAACCCATGGACTGGTGAAAAGCCAGCGCCACGCGCCATCACCATGATCAACCCCGACGACCTCGAAATCTGCACCGACCCGCTACCACAGGGGCGGGCCATGCCAGAGGGCAAATACTCTGCCAAGTTCGCCGCTCTGCAATACGGCCAGTGTCTCAAGTGCCCACCAGGGGCTGCGCCCAAGATTGCTACGGCCCTCAAGAAGTGGCTTGAAACGCACAAGAAACCCGGCAGCGTGCGCAGCGCCCTGCGCTACGGCGAAGACGGCATGGGCCGCGTGTGGCTGCTTGCACCAGAACCCAAGGCGCTCAAGAGAGCAGCATGACAGACCCGCGCCACTGGAGGCCAGAGCAGCTATTCATGCTGCGCTGGTTGTACCCCGACTTCAAGGCCGATGAAGTGGCGCAGTGCATCGGCAGAAGCGTCGGCTCAGTCCATCGCAAAGCCGTGCTGCTGGAAATTGGCAAGTCCGATGCCTTCAAAGCCAGCTTCTCCAGTGGCCGCATACAGGCTGCAAACACTGACCCGCGCATGTTGGCTACCCGCTTCAAGCCCGGACACAAGACATGGAACGAAGGCGTGAAAGGCTCCACAGGGCTGCACGACAACTGCCGCAAAACGCAGTTCCAACCCGGCCAGAAACCGCACACATGGGTGCCAGTGGGCAGCTACCGCATCAATACCAGCAAAGGCATTGCCCGGCTTGAGCGAAAGATGAGCGAGAACCCCGGCCCAAACCATGTGCGCTGGATACCCGTCACTCGCCTGGTGTGGGAGCAGCACCACGGCCCCGTCCCGCCCAAGCACATCGTGATTTTCAAAGACTCACGGCTCGCCACAGTTGTTCTGGAAGAAATCACCGTGGACAAGATCATTTGCATCAGCCGTGCGCAGAACGCCATGCGCAACAGCCTGTATTCCAAAGACCACGACCTTGGCAGGCTCGCCCAGCTCAAGGGCGCTATTACCCGGCAAGTCAACCGAATCAATAAAGAACACAAGGAAAAACAAGCATGAGCACCCCACACATGACCACCCTGCAAGAACACCTGCTGCAGACGCTCTCCAGCCTTCGCAGCCGGGAATTCCCCATGGAGCCAGACCGCGCCAGAGCCGTGGCACAGGTTGCCGGTGTGCTGGTGGACTCGGCACGGGTAGAAGTCGAATACCTCAAAGTGTCAAAACAAGACGTCAGCAATTTCATTGACGGACTGAAAGCACCACAGGCAATAGCGGCTATTGAGCAAGCGCCATCAATTGAGACTTCCAGTGCAATAGACAGAAGCACACCAGGTGTCGTGCGCCACCGGCTGCAGGGGTAGCCCATGAGAAAGACAAGCGCCTACGCCCGCCGCCGCTGGGCACCTGACCCGCTGGCCTCCCTGCGCCTACTCGACCGTGCCCGGCCATTTGACCCCGGCGACACCACAGAGCAGCACATCAAGACCCGCGCAGCGTTTGAGCGACTCGGAAACGGCACGGCTGATAACGACGACTTCGACCGCGTTGCTATGGCGCTGAATCTTGCGAAGGTTCGGGCGCTGGAAATCGACCGCGCCTTGGCTGACCTGCTCGAAGCCGGGCAAGAGGCCATGACAGCCGTCAGAAAGCGCCATGACAAGTGGGCGAAGTGGGAAGTGCTGCCAGCAGAGCGCACGGCCATCGTTGACGCATTGGACGCACACGAAGCAATCACCGACGCCAGCAGCCCATTGCAGATGTATGAAGCTCTGGACGTGGTGCGGCGAAGCGTGATGAAGAACATGAGGACAGCAGCATGAGAGCCAGCGAAAAACACTTTCTTATGTCGGCCATCTATTTGGCTCAGACAGTCTCAGAAAACGTCGCGTTCGGTATTGGTGTCTTTTTGTTCGTCTTTGGGCTGCTGGCCCTGCGCGGCGAATGGAGGACAGCATGACCACCACCGAAACCACCCCCCTCCAGATCCCCGCCATCACCATCGAGCTACACCCCGGAGAGCGCTACGCAGGCCCCGTGCTCGACGCCGAAGGCCGCGTCAAACACCACCTGGTGCTGCTGCCCCACCTCCCCGAATCCCGCCTGAACTGGGACGCCGCCAAGGCATGGGCCACCAGCGTGGGCGGCGAACTGCCCGACCGGCAAGAGCAGGCACTGCTGTTCGCCAACTGCGAGCCGCACCTGCAGCCAGGCTGGCACTGGTCGTGCCAGGAAGATGAAGAAGACGCCTCCTACGCCTGGAGTTGCCACTTCGATCTCGGCTTCCAGGGCAACAACCACAAGAGCTTTGAGGGCTCGGCTGTTGCCGTCCGCTTGATTCCCCCTCAGTTCTTGAGTCATTCAGTCCTTTTCTTCAAGGCCATCCCATGACCACAACCGAAACAGAAACCCTCTTTCGCAAAGTCGGGCGCCGCTACGTGCCCGCTTACAGCAGAGACGCCGAAATGGCAAAGCTCAGGGGCCAGCGCATGGTGCTGTGCTCGCTGCTGCGCGATTGCCTGCCGGTGATTGATGCGCTGATGCAAATACCCGGCGACGACGACAGCGACGCACGCTTGAACGGGCTGGCAGGCCGGATCACGGGCGCGTTGAAAGCGATTGCAGAGGATCAGGTGAAGGGGGGTGAGTCGTGATAGCCGCCCATACACCGGGGTCGTGGTTTGCGCGCAAAGACCCTAACTCGCTGGATAACGCAGAGGTAACCGGCAATGCACGGCGCTGACCTATTCGCAGACGCACCCGAGCTGGCCGCCGTGCGTTGTCCGGTTGACCGCCCAGTTGTGCGGCCGGTGGCATGCGCGACGGTGGCGGCCCTCTACGTTGAGCCGAATGGCGTGTACGTTGGCGTGCCAGGCGTGGACCCGTGGGACGAGGCGCGCGACGCGCGCAAGTACCGCGGGCCGCACCCGGTGGTGTGCCATTCGCCGTGCCAGCGCTGGGGCAAGTTCTGGCACGGCAGCACCCGCAAGCCGCACCAATACCGGCTTGGCGAAGACGGCGGCTGCTTCGCTGCTGCGCTCACGGCAGTGCGCAACTATGGTGGCGTGCTGGAGCATCCGGCCGATTCGTTGGCCTGGGATTACTTTGGCCTTCGAAAGCCAAAGCGCGGAGAAGGTTGGGTGCAAGCCGACAACTACGGCTGCATGACCTGCTACGTGGAGCAGGGGCACTACGGGCACGCGAGCCGCAAGCCGACATGGCTGCTAGCCAACGCACCCGAGCTGCCCGAACTGGACTGGAGCCGTGGCAAGCAGCGGCTGCCGGACTGGATGATCGAGCGCTACGGCTATGCCAAGGCGCGGCGGATTGGGGTGGTGGCGATGATCGGCGGCAAGGACAAGACCGCGCTACGCAACGGCACCCCCCCGCAGTTCCGCGACCTGCTGCTGTCGATAGCGCGCATGACGCACAACGCCGAAGTTGACCGGGCCAGCGGGTCCGGTCGAACGCAGAGTTAAACCACGTTTTGGAGAGCGAAATGCAATGCAGAGTTGGCGACCTCGCCGTTATTGTGCGGGCCGACACGGACCCCGAATGCCTCGGTCGCATCGTGCGCGTGGTGGCGCTGCGCATCGCCATGGGCGAGCTTGCGTGGCAGGTTGACCCGCCGCACTTTTGGACCTGCCGCGATGGCCTGCGACTGGAGGTGATGTGGGATGACCGCGACCTGAAGCCGCTGCGCGACGGCGACGGCACCGATGAAATGCTGCTGATTGCAGGCGCCCCCGCTGGCGCGGTGCAAGTGGTTTAACGCAATGTATCCCGCAAAACCTGCGGAATAACATCACCCGGCACCCAATCAAAGCAGGCTGCAACGCTTACCAGTAAAGCGCTTACAGCTATCATAAAAATAGCGAGAAAGGCAGCAACATGACAGACAAACGACAACCCGAGCCGCTGCGAATTGCTGCATTGCTTGAGAAAACCGGGGCGCAAGGATCACTACGAGATGAAGCCGCATCCGAACTGCGCCGCCTGCACGCAGAGAACGATGCACTGCGCACCGGCTACGAAGCCGCACGGCTGGAGATCGAGTCGCTCAAGGCACGGCCAGCGGGGGCACCCCAGCCCTCGCCCGTAGCGCAGGGTTGCGCACTGGATGTGGTGCTGGATGCCTTCGAGAACAAGACGCGCGGCATCCCGCAGGCGCACATCGCTGCTGCGCTCGTTGCAGAGTTGCGCGCCGCCATCGAGGCCGCCAGCACAACGCCCACAGCGCAGGGGGATGCGCTGGACACCATGAGACTGGACTGGTTGGACGCCGACGGGAACAGGTGCGTATTCCACTTGGGAAAATCTTGGTACACGCGCCCCAGCTACGGGCTGCCATACCGCAAGCGAGCAAGCCTGCGTGAAGCAATAGACGCTGCCCACGCAGCACAGGAGGACAAGTGATGGACGCACAAGATTTCACAGCACTTGGCTTGCTTGCTCTGTTCGTGGGGGCCGCTTATCTGATCGGTCGATCTGTTGGCAAATACCAACAGCAAGAGCTATGGCGAGAACACATGGACAAATGCAATCGCTACGTTTACGCGGTTAAAGACCTAGATACGTGGTGCGGCCATCAATCCCCACATGCGCGGCTAATCGCCAGACACCTTCGTTCAGCGGGAGAGGGGTTAGGACTGAGCGGAGGCACGCCCGTTGGCGACGAGGCGTGCACGGTCAACGGTCTGCGCGAACAACTAAAGCGAATAGACGCTGCCCGCGCAGCACAGGAGGGGAAGTGATGCCAAAAGGAGTAACTCCCTGGTTTCCACGGCACGTTCAACCAGCGCGGCTCGGTACGTATGAATGTGTGGTGCGGATTTCTAGCAGAGTGCCAGCGTTTTTGTGGCGACTTGAGTGGGACGGCACCGGGTTCATCGTCCCGATCCCGATGATGGTTGACCACTGGCGGGGACTCACGAAGCGGGCGCACGCAGCAGCAGCACAGGAGGGCAAGTGATGGACTCCGCTATGTTTTACACACACGCCGTAATCTGGTGTCTTGGAGCGATAGTCGCAATCCTCGCGCTTTCGGCTTGCGCCTTGTTGCTTGCGTGGCACGTCTATAAAGATGCCATCGGATGGCCCACTATCGTAAAGGCCATGAAGATGTACAGGGCAGCACAGGAGGGCAAGACCCATGAATAAACACTGCAAAGGCTGCATCCATTACTCAACAGCCCAACGTAAGGCAAACGCCAAAGCAAAGTTGACCGGCTGGTGCGTTGTAAAGGGCACCCCTGTTGATGTGGGCTGGTGCAAGACGCATGACAAAAAAGTTACGAAGCAGGAAGGCAAGAAACCATGAGCACAACCGAACTTCTGAGCCTCATGCGCCTGCTCTCTGCGATGGAAAGCGCAATGCTGGCATCCAAGGTGCCGTTCCCGGACTATCTCAGCGATGAGGTATCGCGACACACTGAGATCATTGAACGGGAGATTTTGGAAAGGACAAGAAGCCATGACAACTGACAACTGGGAGCCAGTGGCGACGCTGTGCACTGATCCACTCAAGGAGCACCCCATGAGCCGCCGCGCCCGCACCCGCAGGGACCGGCGCGAGCCGGTACCAGACTTTGACGACACACAGCCCCGATCAAGGGGCTTTTTTAATGGGGGGACGGAATGAACGATCTCATGACGCTTGACGATATAGCGCAGATGCATCGCTGCTCTGTGCGCCACACTCGCGACGTACTGGTTCGGTTACCGGGATTCCCGGACGAAGCGCCCACATCGACGCCGCGCAATCGGCTATGGCTGCGAAGCGAAGTTAGGGCCTATGTGCACAGGAAATCCGCACAAATCACGCACATGCGCCTAAAAGCCGCATGAATGCTATGTTTCGATTCCTGTCGAGGGGACCAAGCTTGGTGAGACCACCCATCGCCTAACGTGAAGCCACCAACAACTGCACAAACATCTGCACCTTGGGGCGGCATTCTTCGCTGATCTCGGTGAACTCCAGGCCCGCCACCCAGTGGCCTTTTTCCGCCTTGATTTTTACTACCCGGGCAAACACGCCCACGGCACGGTACTGCACCAGCGTCAGATCAAACTCCAGCTGCAGCACATTGCCAGGCTCGATCCGTTCGGGCAACTCCAGCATCAGGCCGTGGTAGCTCATGTCCAGAATCATGGCGTGAATGATGCGGGGTTGCACATCATCGCCCTGCACCAGCTGGCACAAGCAGGGCACGCGGGTGCCCGCGCGGTGGCTGCGCCGAAACTCCTGGCGCGGCACCTTCAGCTTGCGCGACGGAATAGCCACCAGCTCCCGCAGGCTGACAGGCTGCAGCCGCCCTTTCACGTAGACCTGCATGGGCGCCGTGGCAGACACCCGATTCCAGCACCGCTGGTAGGTCGATTCACTGATCAGCACCTGCCCGCGCAGGCTGAAGGCCTCGATGCGCGAAGCCAGGTCGACCTCTTCCCCCATCACCGTGTATTGCGAGAACAAATCCGAGCCAAAGCGCCCGGCCATCACCATACCGGTATTGACGCCAATCCCCAGATAAACCTGTGGCAAGCGCTCGCGCAGATGCACCAGATTCAGATCCCGCATGGCCAGCTGCATTTCGACCGCGCACACCAGGGCGCGTTCCACGTCATCCTCATGGGCGATGGGTGCGCCAAAAACGACGCGCATGGAATCACCCAGGAACTGCTCGATGGTGCCCTGGTGGCGCAACACCACTTCGCTCAGCCGCACCAGGCAGCGGTTGAGCGCGGCAATCACCTCTGCCGCAGGTTGCAGCGCAGACATTTCTGTAAAGCCGCGCAGGTCTGCCAGCAGCAAGGTGACCTCGCGCGGCTGCGCCTGCAGCGTGGCATCGCCGGTCTTCACCCAGTCGGCGCGCAGCCTGTCACCCGCCGTCAGAAAGCCTTGCACTTCAGCCAGCGCCGCCGCCCCAAGCCCTACCCCTGTTTCGCGCACGACGATCGCCTGCAAACGCTGCATGGTTTCATCAATGGATTCGTTGTGCAT